CGCAATATACCGCTGAAGGGTCTTGTGTAGCTTTCGGTGGGTCTTGTAGTGATGCAAATAAGACTGATAAAAACTCTTGTTTAGCTGCTAGTGGAACATGGACAGAGGCTGGGACTTGTAGCACTGGAGGACACTCAACACAATCAGCTTGTGAATCTGCTGGTGGAACATGGACTTCTGGCTGGACTCCTGAGATAGGGATAAAAGATTTTATTACATTTAAGTTTGGTGGAGCAGAACGCTTATTCATGCTCACAACTGAAGGATACATGGGGGTCTATGATGATCCAATTATCTGCGATGATTACGATGAAAAAACAGTAACTACAACAACGGAAGGAAGAAATAGTTTATACGACGATATTCCAACCGATGTAACAACACGGGGCTACTCAATGAACTCTGTTGATTTTAAGAATTTCAAACAAGCTCATGTTGGTATAGCAACTAATAATGTAGTAGGTGACTCTGGAGGCATTACAATTACTTGCAAACTTGATGGAGTTAAAGAATCTGAAAAGATTGTTGAAGATCTTACTTTTAGTCGCACTAAATATCACAAGCCTTTTGATAAACCTAATTATCAGGAAAGCAATGCCAACGATGACAATCTAGACCCAGATCGTGAAGATTATTCTATGGATGTAGACACTGCGTTTGATCCAAAAACAAACGGAGTTGATCCAGATAAAAGACAGGATTCATTGCAGAAAAAAAGTTTTAATCTTAAAGGAAGTTTTCTACAGCTTAAAATTGAAAACACTAAAGGTGTAACAGAAATTAAAAGCACCGAGGTGTCAGGAATACCTGACGCAACAACAATTACAACAAGGAGATAAATAAATGCCATTAACCGCAAAAGTAGTGCCTGGAGAAACATTCCCAGATTCTGAAAACATCACAAGAGCCAAGCTTAGAAACGCAGCCAACCCTGCTGTAACAATTGAAAACACATTAAGTAATGGTGAGGTTGCAGCCGATGCCGGAATAGCATTGTCGAAATTAGAAGGAGTTGCCGCATCTTCAATAATAATGGGTCATGCAACAACCAACAACTCATCAAACAGCTCTTTAAAAGCGATAGCTCCTGTATCGATCCCAACAACTGGAGCCAATCAAGGGGGATCGATTAATGCAACCACTGGTATTACTCCAAGTGATAACACGATAGATAGTGACAAGCTGCTTAAACACCAGGACACAAACATTATTCGCGGTGCAAGAGACATGGGTTTTTGCACTATAAACAACAACAAAGATGCCACTAAAAGATCTATATCGGCTTGTACTGATGCTGGAGGAACTTGGACACAAGAAGAGGTAGCAGCAAATGATCATTTATTGTTGTGCAATGTCAGCCAAGATTCTGGCGATTCAGAAGGTGTTGGTAATGCTGATAACATAAGAAGAGTTAGTGTTTCTAATTTGTTAAAAAGCACATTTACCACTAAATCAGCTTTAACAGATTTAACAACAACATCACTTACTGCCAATACAACTAAGACAATTGATTTTGATGGTAATCCAATTCAAGCAATTGCTTGTTCAACTCCTTCAAGCGGCGAGTACACACTTACAATTGCATTTAGTAATTTGCCTGGAAACTCTGCTCCGCTATTCGCTAAAAGTGTTCAATTGGTTATATTCAATCTTACTAGTACTGATGTAGTAAATTTATCATTTGATACGCCTAATAACGGCATACTTCGTTTTATAGGATCTAAGCCTCCAACTCGTTTAGCCGCTGGTAGCTGTGCTGTTTTAGCACTTACAGGATGGCCAAATAATAATGTCTTAATTGGATACTCAGCAGAAGTACCATCATAAAATATGAGTTTAGGAATAACTAATTTATCTTCAAATCCAGGTTTCATTGGAGGGATTAAACAAGACCCTTCAAGCTTATCTGTTACAACAGACTTACCCTTAACTGGAGATGATGTTCGCAAATGCACAAACTCTGGAGGAGTTACTGCAAATAATTATGCAGCTCAATGTTACACTAATTTCACGCAAGAAACTGATCATACATCAAAAGCTGCTTGCGAAGTTGCCAATACTAGAGTTTGGAGAAAAGCTGCTTACGGAACGATCACTCTTAACAAGTATCCAGACAAATTATCTATAGGTGATGAGTTAGAGTTTGCAACATCTGTTACTGCTAATAATTACGTTACTTCTAAACGTACAATTTTTACACTAACAGCAACTCATGCTGGAGGAAATAATAATGCAGTAACTTTAACAGGAACATTTAATGGTCCTATCGGAGAAAATGACATAGCTGTATTACATAGAAGATATATTCCTGCATTTTTAAAATGGCCTGTTAACCCAAAACTAGAACGCAACAAGACTACGTCTTTTGTGGTTCAAACAAATATTACTGGCAACCATGACTATTGGGGCGGTGGATTTGATTTTAGATGGTGTATGACTACTGATCTTGAAAAAGCAGGGCCAGATTCAATGGGAGGCTATGTAAGCAGTAGCAGTTTAAAAAACTTTCAATATAGCGTTTTAAGAAAACCTTTTGTTCATGTTTATTTAGCTACTGACACCAACAACGGTAAAGGTCGCGATGGTGATATAATGAGCGACATAATTAATGTTAACGCTCCAGCTAATGCGATTACTTGCGTCATGGATGTTGCTAATCCTACACCCGCTAAACTTGCTCCTCAAGGTAAAGACAGGGTTGATGCTTTAAAACGAGGTACATGGTGGTGGTGCGAAGTGCGAGCATTTAGTCAGAATGGTAACAACTATATAACCGAGCAAGTTATACAAACCCCCGTATGGTTTCTGGAGGTAACAGGATTTGATTAATGACAATTCATTAACGCCTAGTTCAATTAAAAACAGACACATATCTGGGCAAGCTAAAATTGAGCATAGTAAGCTTGATTCAGTGACGGATGCTCAAATTTTAATTGGAGGTAGTGATAAAAAACTTAAAGCCCAATCAGTTTCTGGTGACGCTACTCTTAAAAATGATGGTTCTTTATTGTTAGATGATTCGGTTTTTGAAGCTAAAGTAAAATCAATATTAGATTCGTTAGGAATAGAGGCTGGAGCTTCTGAAAATATGACAAAGGAGGAGATAAAAAATCTCTACTTGCAAATACCAGGAATTAATCAGTTCACCAGTTATTACGATAAACTTTTAAGAGATGCGACTTCCGCAAGCGGGTATGACAGCTTGGTTATGCGTGACGGCGAAGGCTCAATAAGTGTCACAGTTGACGGTTTAGAACCTGGAACACTGACTTCTGTTGAAGCAGGGACAGGATCTGATCAGTCAGGAGACAATAAATTGGCTTTTGATAAACAACCAAAACCGATAACTGAAATTATAGCTAAGTATGATCCAGACGGAGCAACAGGGGCTGGAGAATTTGAAGTTGATCACGGATTGGGATTAATTCCACTTGTTAGAATTTTTAGCGACGATGATTGCGGCAATTACGATGAGATAGATATGTACGTTGAGAACACCGAAACAAAAACAAAAATTAAATGGAACTCAATTAATACTAAAATCAGGGCAATTATAAAATAACATGGCAGATAAAAAGATTTACATAACCCACGACTACCAAACGGCTGCAAATGTTAAAGGGTTGAAACTTGAAAACAACTTACCAACGGCGAGTGCTGGAGGAGTTGCTTACGATGGCAAATTTAAAGTCTCAGAGTCATCAAGCTGGGACGAGGTAACGACTGCGAACAATACGCAAACATTGGATAACAAAACAATTTCAGGAGGAGAATTTAGCTAATGGCAAATACACTTTTAATTAATAGGACAGCACTTGGAACACCGAGCGGAGGGCAATATCCTGATTGGAATAACACAAATGATCCAAACATAAACAATCTTGATTACGGCGAACTTGCTTGGAACAACGGAACTCAAAAACTCTTAATTGCAAGAGTGTCTGATAACACTGGAGGTAAAACTTTAACACCGATTGTTCGGATGCAGGGAACGAATAATCAGATTTCCGTAACAGAGAGCAGTGGTACATTTACAGTTGGATTACCAACAAGCATCAGCTTATCAAATAACATAACGGTTGGTAATGATTTAAGTGTAGCTGGAGATATTGTTGTCACTGGAAATCTAACAGTTAACGGAACACAGACGACTATTAATTCAACAACAGTCACAATAGATGATAAATCATTTGTTGTTGCTGATGGTCAGTCTGCTGCAAATTGTGATGCTGCTGGATATTTTATTAGCGATGTAGCTTCAATAATCTACGAACACACTGGAACAAAACTACAAGCTAGAGTTGGTGCAAGTTTAGGACCATTTGAAGCATCTACAATCACGGCAACTTCGTTTGTAGGAGGAAATGTTAGTGAGTGGGATTCTGCTTATTCAGATCGCATGAAATGGGATGGTGGAGCTACTGGATTAAATGCTGGAACAGGACGCACAAGTTTAGGTTTAGGAACTGGTGCTGTTCTTAATACTGCTGCTGTATCAGACGGGGCAACAACACTTGCAACGGGAGATCAAATACATACATTCGTAACTACTGTAACAATAGACGGTGGCACTTTCTAAATGGCCAACAAAATCCAGATAAAGCGCAATAGCTCAGGCACACCCAGCGGATTATCTGCGGGTGAACTTGCAGTTAATACCGCTAATGGAAATCTATGGGTCGGAAACACTGCGGGTAATGGTGTCATACATTTAAACCCGTCTGTATCTACAAGCTACCTCCCCCTCTCTGGCGGCACACTTACGGGCAACCTCTCACTTGGAAATAACAATAAAATTTTACTAGGTGATGGCAATGATTTAGAAATTTACCATGATGGTTCTAATAGTTATATCACTGACACTGGAACTGGAGATTTAATTATTGAAGCGAGTGATGATTTAATTTTAAAAGCAACAGGGTCTAATGAGTTACTTAGGTGTAACGCTAATTCTGGTGTTGATTTGTTTCATAATGGGACAAGAAAGTTACAAACTTTAAGTGGTGGCGTTTCTGTTTATGGCAATCTTTATTTTGATGGAGTTTCCTCATCTTACATAGACAACGCTTCACATGAAGTTCAAGTTAGAGGTGCGAATGGCGTTAGCTTGTGGTCATTTCATGGGTCAGGATGGACTAAAAGGTTTACCGTTGAGGACGATGGAAAAATACAGATCGGAAACAACCTCCCCATGTGGAGTGGTAGTTACGGAGGTGCTTTACTTCTTAAAGGTAACAACGCTTCGTCTGACCGTTATGCACAGCTTACAACGGTAGATTCTAACGGGGCTACCACTCACACTGGGCTTATCGTCAAGAATGGTTCAGTTGGAGTAGGCAGTACAACCGTTGATAAAACTCTTAGCTTAACATTTGCACGTTCAGGCACAAATGTAACAGAAGATGGGTTAAGTGGTGGAGGTGCTGGGCAGGGGTTTTTAATTTACAACACAACCGAGGCTGACAATGTTTACGCTAATCTAGATTTCCGAGCTAGGAATGCTGATGGAAGAATAGCTTACCAATATAAAACCGCTACAAATGTAGGAGATTTTCATTT